TGAGTGATTCAGTTTCACGATTTTTCCGCGAAACTGGCTATAGCGTCGCGTAGCTGAATTCGTCGTTTCCGGCGTCCGACGGCAGGAAATTCATATCCATCGTCAGCATGATGATGTTGTCGCCTTCGGATGCGCGAGGATTGGTCAATTGAATATGCCCGGCGGTCAACGTCGCTTTATTCCCGGCCACGGTGCCGTGCGTCAATGCCAGCGCGCCTTCGGTTTCCGCCCGGCAAATTGCGATAAAATCTTTTACCGTCGGTTTCGGGCATTCAATGACCACTTGGCCTTTAGTCACGCGGTTGGTGTAATGCATGCGCTCCGAATTCGGCCGGTTTTTATAGACGTGCTCGTTGCCTTGCGTGATCGTCAGTGAGGACAGCGGCGCGGCATATGTAAATAAAGTGAATGTGGTATTGGCTTTGGTCATCGCTTTGCCTTTTTGGAATGCACTCAAATCCGGAGTGCCTGGCGCTGCCTCGGAAACACCCGCATACAAGCCCTCCCAAGTAAAATGCATCAGCGGCACGTTGGATTCAGAGAAACGCCACTCGATGGTGCCGTATGCGCCGATCATCTTGTGTAGCACCCCGTCCCAATAAAAATACTGGGTGACTGACTCTTCGGCGTCCGAAACAAACGTATATGTGACCGGCCCGGTGGTCGGCGTGATTGTCTCTGCCATGGCGCAACCGCGTAATGCTGCGGCATAGCCGGGCACATCAACAGCCGCACCGGCTCCGGCCACCTCGATGTCATATTCAATCTGCATGGTTTCGCCGACGTTGATCTGGCCGCGATTGCCAAAAAACGGCTGAGCGGAATTGCGGTCGGTGTAGCGGATGTTGATCGGCGTTACACTGCAATTCAGCACCAACAGGTCGTCAGTCCCGGCGACCGGCACGGCGTCGACCCCGTATGTGGTCTCTATTTTGCAAAGTATCAGTTTTTTAATGGCTTTCATTATTCATCACCTCCGGATCGGTTGATTCAGCGGATTCTGGTTGTGCGACTTGTCCTGCGGCGGGCTGATCCAGATCTGGCCCGGCAACCCGTGTGCGCTTACCGGTGACCGGGTCGAATATGTAACTGCCACCCACGCCGCGATGCTCATCATTTTGGATATCTACCGCCGGTTGTTCCGGAGTATCCGAAACGCCCTGTTTTTGATTTTTATTTCTCGCCATCACAGACTCCTTATCGTGTTAGCCGTTAAAAATTCGTCTTGCCACCACAGCACCTGGTCTTTGAGTTGCAGCAACCGTCCGCCGCCATATTCAATCGGGTCGAAATCCTCATTGGGCTGCCAGCCGTGCAACGCGGTCAGGATTCTGGTTCGGATCGGCAGCAAATCGTCTTGGGCGTTCTCTCCCCGAGAATCGCGCAAGTTTTGCACAGCGATCACGACACCGAAACGCACGGCGTTGAGTTGCGAGGTCACCATCGTGCCGGTACTGGAGGCGCTGGGACGCTCCGAACTCGGCAGCACAAAGGCGGACGGCTTGCGCTTGATCGCATCGGCTGCGCTAGTAAAGTCAGCCGACCCGCCGACCGATTTGAGCTCGCCAACCTCGACAATCAGGCGGTCGATGATCCATTGTGGATTGAGCAGGACGATGGACATGGCGGGCAATTAAATTCCGCTGACCAGAGCAATGATGGACGCGCACAGCAGGCCGATGGCGGCGATCCACGTGTATGGGCTGTTGGCGACAATCGCCAAAAAAGAATCCTGGTATTCATCAATAGCAAGCTCCGCCTTCGTGGCGCGCGCCTGCATATCGCGGGCGTAGCTTTCAGCGATCCTGGCGCGCTGCCGGGCATCGTTGGCCTTGAACTGGAGCGATGCATGTGCATTGATTAATTGCTGCTTTTCTTTATCGATGAAAATTTTCATGGTTTCTCCTGGGTCGTTAAAAAATTATCCGTTGGCCGCAGCGGCCAGATGACCGTTTACGATGTCGACGATGTTGGCCTCGTCGTCCAAGTTGATACCGAGGTACGGCCTGGCCGGGATGGTTACTTTTTTGGCAAAGCGCCCGGTGCCGTCCGGCAATTTAAAAAACAGGTTTTTCGCGCTTTTTGGCTGGATCACGCCGCCTTCCTGATGCATCAACGCATAAATCACATTCGTGCCCCACGCTGCATAATCGTCGCCGGAGTCATTAGTGATCGAGTTGACTAAGTTGTTATGATCGATCAGCGTTTTGCCGCCTCTTTCCTGCACCCGGTGGCTCGGTTTCCAGGGGTTGCCGTCCGGGCCGATGCCGGTTGCGAACCGGTCTCGGGTAGAGTTTTCGCCGTAAGTGGCGATGTCCCGCATCACTTCGCGCGGGGATTGCCCCACGGAAATTAACCGATCCAGCGCCGCATTGACCCGCCGGTCGTCGACATTGACTAAAAATTTAACGCCGCTCATATAAAATCCCTGGAATTTTCGCGACGCCACACGGGCGGAGTTGACGACATCTGCACCGAGTTATTTGCTATAGGCTCCCCGGAGCCGTCGTCAATGCCCAGGCTTGCCTTGCCGGAAACCACGTCTTTCAGGTAGCGGATGGCGTCTTTGTAACGCTCGACGACAATTTCCTTTGGATTTTCGTCGTGCAGCCGGTAGCGGGCGATGTCGCAGGTATAGGCTTGCAAAATCTGTGGCACTGTCGATAATGGCAGCGTGTATTTGCTGGCCAGGTATCCGTTGATTTCCGCGTCCGCGTCCGCCAGCGCGCGGTCGATCACCGTCGCATCGATCACGTCCAGACCGTCACGGTCGGTGAGCTCGATCAGCTCATCCGCGCCGAAGCGGTCGATCAGATTCTGCTGGCTGGCGTAGGTCATTGCGATTAAACGACCTGTGCTGCGTCTTCAACAGCCTCAACCACAACGAGCAGAGGCTCGGCTTTCAGTTGCGCGATCTGCTCATTTGTCAGTTCGGACACAACCAACCGTTTTTGCTCGCCGCCGAATTCGATCCCAGCGCGGCGAAAACTCGGGCGTTTGGCTGTGACGTACAGGACGCGCACACCTTTTTCCGCGACGGTAGCCGTGGTTTTTTTTCCAGAATCCGCGGAAGCGCCGGTATCTGCGGCATTTTCGACATTTGCACCATCGGTGGACTTTTTCACATCATTTTCTTTCGAATCGTTTATATCTTTAGCCATTTATGTTCTCCGTTAATTTTTTGCCTTAACAGTGCGGCCACATCAGCCGCACCGGACTCTCCCCAGTCAAATCGTCGATTAACCCGCGCCTGTTGACCCCAAAGCCAGTTGCCAGAATCCATAACCACCAGCTGCACGGGCTTCAGCGCCAAATTTGAATTTTTTGCGCATAAATACGTCGTCGTTCTCGGCGCTGGTTTGCTCGACAAAGACGGGCGCTTTACGCTCTTGATAGATAAATGGTTTGACGGGTTTTGACGTGTCCAGCAAGAACCATGCGGTATCGGATGTCAACCGAGCATCCACAACGACTTCCGCGGTGCCTCTGTAAATATTTGCCTCGCCGTCGGTGAGCCGGTCGTTGTTAACGATGGCCAAAGCCACAGCTTCCAGGGCTGGCGGAACCAGCAGGATGCTGGGATTGACATTCAGGGGGCGGCCTTCTTCGTCCTTGAATTTGCGCATTGTGGTACGTGCAGCACCGTAGCTTGCGGTCGCCGCAGCCTGGCTGGCGGCGCTCAGCGCCACGGTCAATTTATTCGATACGCTGGCACCGGCAACGGGGTGATCGGTATCAAAAAAGTACTGGCCATCGAAACAGGCGTTATTAAAGCCGCCGTTGACTAACTCCATGACTATCTCATCGGGCAATTGCGCGGCCGATTGCCCGGCCATCTGTGCCTGCGGCCCGTATATGCCGAGATTGTCATCCTCGATGTCGTTGCGGTCGACCTCGACAGTCGCCTCCCAATCCTTGTTCGGGATGGTGTATTTGTACGCTTCAAGCGCTTTGACTACTTTATCGCCCAGCCACTGGCGCATTTTCGGAAAAACCGACAACCATACATAATCGTTCTGCCCGGTGCTCGACGGCACTTTCATCGCGATTTTCTGCCAGACCGACGGTGCGGCGCTGAACGCGTTGTTAAACGACGTCTTCAGGCTGATGAATACGTTGGAAATCGTATCCTTATTGATCAGCATGCCGAGCAGGCCGATCACGGCCACGCTGCCCTCCGCAGGGTCAACCGGATCAATCGGCAGCATTCCGGCGTGAGTAATATCGCAAGCGGACAGCACCAACAAAGACAAGACGAACAATCCTGCCCAGGCTAAAAAATGAATAATTCGCATAATCACTCCTCAGTAATTAAAAAAATATTGTTCCGGTTTCGTTACTGAACCCAGACGCCGTCCGAATCCAACTTGATCACCGTGCCAGCAGCGGAACGGGTGTTCGTGCCGTTGGTTTTGGCCACTGTTTCGTCGTCGACGATGTAGCAAGCCTTACCGACTTCCGCCTGCGTGACAGCATCCGCGCCGCTGTTTTTCCACTTGAAAGCCTGGCGTTTGCGCACATTGACGGTTTTGTCGCCGTCGGCACCGGTTGTGTTATCCACGCTTTCTTCCGCCCGCCCCATATAAGTGAGGGTGGCGGCTGTTGCGCCGGGTGTTGCAAAACCGGCAGCGTTTAACGCGACCAGGGAGCCTGCGTATATTTTTTTGGCGGCCGCGACGGGTAAGTTGACCAGTTCGCCATCCATCATCGG